TGGTTTTAGTGCAATTAAATCTGGGGCGAAAACAGCTGGTCAAGTTGGAATATCAGCGTTAAAAGGCCTTGGAAACATTGCTAAAAATACTGGTTCGTTAATTAAAAGTGGATTAGTAAGCGGCTTTAACACGGCTAAAGCAGCAGCTAAAGGTGCAGGCGCTGGAATGCGTGAAGCACTTAAAAATTCAGTCGAAAAACCTGCGGAGCAAGCTCGATTTAGTATTCTCAAATTAGCAGCGGCGTTTGGATTAATTGCAGCAACAAAAAACGTGGTAGGTAGCGCAATCGGTCGTGTTGATACGATTGATACAGCAACTAAATCCTTAACAGTACTTACTGGTTCTGCAAAAGATGCACAACTTGTTATGAAAGACTTAACTGCTGCTATCGATGGTACACCAATCGCGCTTGACGCTGTCGCATTAGGTGCTAAAAAAATGGTAGCGGCGGGAATGAAAGCGGCAAATGTAAAACCTGTATTCACGGCTATTGCTGATGCGGCTTATGGTGTCGGGAATGGCTCGGAATCCATCGACCAAATGGTAGATGCTATTTCAAGCTTACAAAGTGCTGGTGTGGCTTATTCTGATGATATTAACCGTTTGGTCGATGCAGGTGTTCCAGCGTGGCAAATTTTAGCTAACTCAACAGGTAAATCTGTTGGGGAAATGAAAAAATATGTTTCTGAGGGATCTTTAGAATCAACTAAAGCTATTGCAATGTTAACAAAAGGTATTGAAGAAGGAACAACAGGAATGGCTGGGAACACGGCTAAAATGGCAGGTCTAGCAAAAACAGCAGGTAACACTATCAGCGGTTCATTTGCGAACATGAAAACCGCAGCCGTTAAGAGCCTTGCTAATATCGCTGAAAACTTAAAAGGCCCGATTATCCAAGCGTTAGATGTTGCTAAAAACGCATTTAAACAGTTTGCTGCAGTAACAGCAAGTCCAGAGTTTCAGAAAAAACTATCTGATTTAATTAAAAAAATCAAAGAGTTAATACCCGTTGTTATTGAACTAGCACCGACTATCTTAAAATTAGTTGGAGCTATGATGGCATTGCAAGCAATTTCTGGCGCATATGCGGCGTTTGCAAACGTAGGAAAAATGCTTATTCCGTTGAAGAACGGTCTTTTTGTCATTGCTACAGGATTCATGAGCCTAGCAAAAACTATTAGACATCCCATCACTGCAATAAAAAATTTAGCATTTGCGATAAAATATTTCATTGTGACTTCTGGAGGAGTAGTAGCTATAGTAGGGGCTGTAGTAGCAGTTCTTTATGGCATGTATACCGCCTTCAAGGAAAATACGGCAGGGATTAAAGGTTTTTTATCTGGTATGTGGGATGCAGTGAAAAATAGTTTTGGCAAAATAGTAGATGTTTTTAAACAAATAGTATCAGCCCTAAAACCAGTTGGGAGCGGATTTAAAGATATCTTAAAATACATTGGTGTTGGCGTTTGGGTTGCTTTTGGAATTGTATTAGCGACTGTCGTTGATATTATTCAAGTGCTAGCAAGAATTGTGTTAGTTGCGATTAAAGGACTGCAAGGACTTTACTATGCTATTAAAGCGGCATTTCAAGCGCTACAAGGTGATTTAAAAGGCGCTAAGAAAAGCTTAGAACAGTCCAAAGATGCCTTTGTCGACGCGGGTTCTGCTATTAAAGATGCGTTTAACAAAGATAATTATGCGCTCACAGACACTATTGAGTCTTTAAAAGAAATGGGCGGAGAAGCTGAAAAAACAGGAAAAAAAGCAGAAACATCTAATAAAAAGATAGCAAGTAGCTTGAAAGTGGTTGAAACAACTGCTAAACAGACAGAAGCAACGGTGACTAAGTCGAATCAAGCAATAGACACGATGTTAAGTGGTGGTGTAGATCAATACGGAAATAAACTTAGTGAGAAAACTAAGTCGTTCTTGAATTCTGCTAAAGAGCTATATAGTCAGTATCAAGAATCAGCTAAAAAGTCACAAGATGCTTATACTGCTGCTATGGAAAAAGCGCAAACTTTAGAAGGAGATAAGCGTAAAAAAGCTATAGCGGGTGCGAACACAGCGTTGGTATCAGAAATCAATAAAAACAACGGTGCACTTTTAACCCTTCAAGCAGATTATGCAAAACTTTTGAAAGGCAATAAGTGGGTCGACGGCACAGAATTAACTGCACAACAAAAGAAATTTTTACAACAACAAACGGCGGATATTCAAGCAGAGTTAGCAAAACAAAACCAGCTTTATATGGAAGGCAATTTGCTGAAATTAGCAAACGGCAAGACATTAACCGAAAAAGAACGCTCTACAAGTATTGAAGTGCAAAAAAGCTTGTACTCTGATAGAAAAAAAGCTGTCGAAACAGGCGAAAAAGAACTAGCCGATTTGAAAAAGAAAAAAAGTGATGCTTCAACTGAAACTGAAAAAGCGAACTATCAAATTCAAATTGACGAACAGACGAAGAAAAACAAGACATTGTCTACTAATTTGCAAAACTGGGCAACTGAAATGAATGCTATAGTTGCGAATGGAGGCACTTTAACCGCCGAAACATTTGCGAAGGGCTTATCGGAAATGGGGAATATCAGCGATGAGCAACTGGGAGCTGTTTGGCAAGATTTTGTAAAAGCGAGCGGTTCTATTGATAATACTTTGGCTGGACTAGCTGCTATTATGAGCCAACGTGGTGGCGAAGGAGTACAAGGCTTTGTTACAGCGCTTCAAAGCGGGGATTATACTACAGCAGCTTCAAAAGTCAACGATGACGTTTTAAAAACTATCTCCAGTTTACCTAATAGCATGTTTTTGAATGGTCAGAGTGGAAAAGACCAATTCATTGCAGCTGTTAAATCGGGCGATTTTCAAGGGGCTGGCAAATTCCTTCTTGACGGTGTGAAAATGGGTGCCGAACCGCTGCAAGGAGAAATGGATAAGAACGGAAAGACATCAGGGAATGCGCAGGCCAATGGATTGAAAGGAACGAAAGAGGCTAATAAAAAGGCGGGCGCTGAACTCAAGAACAATGCAAAAAGTGGAGCTTTTGACCCGAATTTATTCAAAATGACTGGCTCGAAAAATAGTTCGGGATTTAATAATGGGATACTAGTTGGAAAAGATGGAGCGTTCTCCGCTGGTTCAAGCGTAGGCGGTTCGGCTAAAAGCGGTGCAGATTCTGTTGATTCTACTGGAGTTGGTTCTGACTTTGCATCTGGCTATGTCAACGGAATTTTAAGCGGAATGGGAAAAGTTGCGGAAGCGGCAGCTTCTTTGGCAAGCAAAGCATTAGCAGCAGTTCAGAAAAAACAAGACTCGCATTCACCTGCTAAAAAATCTAAAAAACTAGGTGGAGATTTCGGTTCGGGTTACTCACTAGGTATCGCTAGCAAAACGAAAGCAGTTAATAAAGCCGCAAGCAATCTCGTTGCTGGGGCGCTTGGAACGGAAAAGCAAATCAAAAAACTATCTAGTACGTTGAAAGACAAAATATCTACTGCTATTGACGCAGGTTTGCATTCTAAGAATAAGAGTCGAGGACAACTTAAACAAGCTAAAGCTTTGAATAGTATCGAGGGTTATATTGCACAACAGACAAGCAGATTAGCTGCTACAGCTAAGAAACGAGATAAAGTAGTCGCTCAATTAAAAGCCGCTAACACAAAAATGGCAGACTTGACGAAACAAAGTAAAGAGTATGCCGCTTCTATTTCTGAAAAAATGAGAAGTTATGGTTCAATTAGCAATGTAGACCCAGAAAATCCAAAATCGATTCAACAAGAAATGCAGAAACGCTTAAAAGAAATCAGAGCTTTTCAAGCAAATGTGGAAAAATTGCGCAAAAAAGGCGTTAGCAAAGATATTATAAACGACATTTTGGAATCGGGAGTAGAGAATGGTTCATCTTATGCGCAAGCTCTTGCTAAATCGGATGCTAAGACTATCAAAGCGATTAACAGCACGCAGAATCAAATCAATTCAGCGTCTAAGTCAATGGGAAATACAGCTGCTAATGCAATGTATAGCGCTGGGATTAATGCTGCAAAAGGTTTGATAAACGGACTAAACAGTCAGAAAAAACAACTTGAAAAAACAGCTAAGAGCATCGCTAGCACAATCACTAATTCGGTGAAAAAGGCGCTTAGAATTCATTCGCCTTCGCGCGTGGCCATCGAGCTTGGGAAATATTTTACTGGCGGTCTTGGAAATGGTGTTTTAGCTGGGGCTAAAGGTGCTGTTCAGTCAACAAATAAAATGGTCGATAAAGTAGTAAACGCCGCTTCTAATATGACGGTTCCGACTATTAATCTGCCGAAAATTTCAGCTGAAAAAGCGCTTGGACTAAAAAGCGTAGATTTAAACAGAACTATCACGGTTAAGACGATTATTGATAATAAAACAAAAGAGTCTAGCAACGCTGATTTAATCAAAGCTATTCAACAATCTGGCGATAGACCAATTATTTTCAATGTCGACGGTAAAGATATTGCAGATAATACAAATAATCATCTAGGGAGTTCGACTTCATTAGCATTTTACGGAAAGGGGCTATGACATGGCTACATCATTAGCATTAGTAATTGAAGGTAAAACATATATGCTTAATGAATTATTTGATTTGGAGGTAGGGGAAGTGAGCAGAGAACCGCCGCAAATAATTAATAATTACACTGAATTTGCTGGTTCTGATGGCGCTAGAACGACAGATAGTAACTTTAGCATGTTTCCTATCTCGATTTTGTGCCATTTTAGAACAGAATCAGCAGACTTATATCACGTTAAACTAGATGAATTAATGGAACTTATTTATCAGAGAAAAGAATACTTTTTAGTTCATTCTAAAACGCCTGGTAAAAAATATAGAGTACATCCGAGCGGCGTTGGCATTGACCGTAAAGCGCCGGGATACGCAGATTTGACACTTGAATTCGATGTGTTTCGAGGTTATTCAGAATCACTAAGTTCTACGCTTAGCGATTCTGAAATTGATTGCGATAAATGGCAATTCGGCCAAGGTCTAGCAATGGAGGATTATAGATATACTCACACTAAAAGTCGTTTTATTATTTATAATGGTGGTAGTTTTGACATAGATCCGCGCGAACATTATTTAGCAATTACTTTGCATGGTCAGAATGAAGGAGAATTAACAATTAATAATATTACGACAGGCGATAGATTTATCTATTATCCATCGTTAAGCACAACAGATACATTAATTATTGATTGTGCTACACCTAGAATAAACGGAAATCCCTGCGGTCGTAACACGAATCACGGTTTAATAAGTTTGAAAAAAGGAGAGAATCTTATCGAGATTAGCAATACTAGTCATTTAGATACGAAGTGGGATTTCTCCTTTTTGTATAAGTAGGTGAATATATGAATAGCGATATTATAGTTGCTGATTTTTGGAAGAATAACGAAGAAATATTAACAGATTTCGATAAAGATAGTTTTTGCGAAAGTTGGACAGAAAACGAGATGTGGAGTATCGAGTTTAAGGTAGTACAAACTCCCAAAAACGCCCACTGCTATTCTTTTTTAGATTATGAAAGTTCTGTTTTTTTTGAAGGACAAGAATTTGTCGTTAAACAGTTAAGTCATGATGTTATCGGAAAAACGCTATCGAAAGATATTAAAGCGCCTCACATTTATTATACATGTCAAGATGGGCGACAAGACGACACTATAACAGGTTCTTTTACTTTAGAACAGTGCTTAACTCATATCTTTAAATCTGATAGCAGGGGCTTTTCATGGGAGATAATCGACCCTTCCAATATACTAGAAAAAGTTCAACAAGAAAACTTTGGAAATAACAACTACTTAACACTTATTGATCAATTACTCGATGATTATGGAGTAGTCGTTATACCAGACAATCGACACTTAGTATTTAAACCGCGCGAAAATTATGGAGCTAAGACAGAAAATTTCATCAGATATAAATACAATACAGACGAAGCAAGTTTTGATATTGATACTCTTTCGTTAAAAACGAAAATTAAAGGATATGGAAAAGTTGATAGTAACGGAAATAACTATTTTTCTCCAGTCACATACACTAGCCCGGAAGCAGAAAAATGGGGCATTCGTTGGCAAGAACCCGTTTCAGATGAACGATATACTGTTGCAGGTAACATGCAAAGGCGCCTTAAGCTTGAATTACAAGACTATCCAGCAACAACAGGAAGCGTGATATTGAAGAATGATTATGAGTGTGAAAAAGGTGATTATGTTCTATTTATTTATGAACCGCTTGGCATTGATTATGATGTGCAGATAGTTGCATATAAAAAATACCCATTCACAATAAAAGCGCCAGAAATTACACTTTCAAATAATAAAAAGTCGATAGTATCAATAATGGCCCAATTAGCAAAAGTATTGAAAGGAGCGAAATAGATGTTAAATCTTGA